ATCTTCATAAAGAGTGTTATCTCGTTATTAAGATTAGGTGGTATTCGTCTATCTTACGATTCTTCAGTATTTAAGAGTTATTCAGGTGCCCTATTGAAGGAGTTATCCAACAAAGGGTCCGAACAAGCCATTAAATTGTTCAAGCTCTATTCTAGGGTAGGCCAAAGTTTAGCCCTCGGGATCGAATTCGATCCTGTGCCAAGAAGGAAGACAATCAAGGGTACCACTATCCCAAAGGATATGGCACCATTAGTTGTTTTCCTGACTGGTAACAAATGGGACAAACGCCTTGGTCTAACCCTACTAAACATCTTCAAGCTCCTGAGACTACCCCCAGCAGATGATATTTCTACCATTGTTGAGGGTGGCCCAGAGCTTGACAGAGATTTAGTAGAGTCTTTCAAAACATTCGTCTCAAAAGCTCCAGCCTTCTTAGTCACAAAGATCAAACCAGATCCAAAGGAGCGTATACAAGACCTAGGTTACATGACTTCATCGGGAGGACCGAATGGTCCCATGCTGAAAACAGTCCATCAGGACGTCATCGCCCTTATGAAAGACGAGACTTTAAGAAAGAGCATCAGAGCCTTACTGGCGATTACCGCTACATCAATCGGGGAATCATTGGATAGGTTTATTGAATATGCCAAAGAAGCTGAGGGCAAAGGTCCACTGCCTATCTCCATCCACTCGAAAGTTTCTCAACTTTCGGAGGGAGGGGGTAAGACAAGGAACATTGCCATCATCGACTATTGGTCTCAATCAGCCTTACAATGGATTCACACCAGATTAATGAAGCAGTTATCGCAAATAAGATCGGATGCAACTTACAATCAGGAAGATGGGTTCAAGCGCGCAATGCGCCTGGCCAATCTCTCTGGTAAGTGTTTCTCTTTAGACTTATCTTCTGCAACCGACAGATTCCCCATCCTACTACAAGTTATAGTCATTAAAGCTATATTTGGAGCAGAGATAGGTGATCTGTGGGAGGCAGTAATAGCCAAAAGAGATTTCTTCTTTAAAGGCAGATCTATTCGTTGGGGACGAGGACAACCTCTTGGAGCGTTATCTTCGTGGGCCGCATTCACTCTTACACATCACCTCTTCGTGAGATGGTGTGCGGGAGATCCTCACTATGAAAATTATGAAATCCTGGGCGATGATATCGCTATCATGGATGAGCAGGTTGCATTAGCATACATTAAACGTATGAAAGAGATCGGTGTAGAAGTGAACATGGGTAAAGGTTTCTGGTCAAATAAAGGTAAAGTTCATGGAGAGTTTGCTAAGCGCATCTTCTTACAAGAAGATGAACTGAGCGGTCTCCCAATGGATCTTATGCTAGTTTGTTCGAAAACAATATACATGATTCCTGACTTCATCGATTTCATCCAACGTAGATGGAATGTTACTCTACCTGGGTCAGAACTTTATGCCCCGGAGTCTTTCTCTTTCCTTTCAAGGAAAGGGAAAGAACTATTGTCTATAGTACTTGTATTCAAGACTACCGTGGAAGCCAAGGTTTCCCTTGGGTATCCGTGGTGTCTTGGAAATAATACCGACTCACGACCGCTGTATAAGCGACTTAGAGAGTATTATCTACAAACTTATGACGATAGAATCTCCGCAATTCTTTCAGCGGGGAGTGAGGTTCGTAATAGACTTCTCTATACGAAACTCATCAACCCAATAAAGGAATCGCAGGGTAATCACGTTTCTGATATGATTATGATGTCACTAAGGTCGTATTCCCACCCAATCAACTTACTGGGTATGAAACTGGCTGCGATCCTTTCTGAGACTCAACAGGATGTTTATGAAAACCTTAAAGATCTTGATAAATATATTGTCGAGTTCGTTCCAGACGCCCAAATGCGTTCCGTTTACTACGATCGAAAGACCGTAAGAAATGTAACGTTTGGGAAAACTGCACTTAAACTCTTCTACGAAGAACTTAAGATACCGAGTACGCCAAAGTCTTAACCGTACGTAGGTTGGGGGGGAAATCCCGACCAATGGTAA